CGCTAAAGCAACACAAGCAATTTTCCAAGATACCACCCCAACCAGCAGCGTATTTTCTCTTGGCACAATAGACGGTGCTAACAAGGCTTCAGGGGTACACATAGCTTACTGCTTTGCGGCAATCCCCGGCTATAGCTCCTTCGGGAGTTACGTTGGAAACGGATCGACAAATGGGCCATTTGTTTACACCGGATTCAAACCTGCTTTTATAATTTTTAAAAACATTTCCGCCTCAAGCCAAAATTGGGAAATGTTTGATAACAAACGTGATGGGTTTAACGATGCAAATAGGCGGCTATATCCAAACACAAACGATGCTGAACCTGCTGCAAGTGATCGTGTTCGACTAACCAGTAACGGTTTTAAGATCGTTACAAGCGGTGGAACTCACGTTAACGGCAGCGGAAATACCATCATATATATGGCATTCGCAGAACACCCCTTTGGCGGTGACGGCGTAACACCAGCGACAGCAAGATAATAGGAGAATAGAGTAATGTGGAAACATAATGGCAGAACAATTCGAGAGTTTACATCGTGGACCGATGATAACGGTATCACGCATCCTCGGAACTGGCACATCTGGTCGCCGTCAGAAAAAGCTGATGCTGGTTTAACTGAGGTAACACCAGAGACGCCGCCTGATAGTCGCCTCTATACATGGGGATACGACACTGACGGTGTGACTATCGTCAAAACGGCGAAGAGCCTGACCGACATTGATGTAGTCGATGAAAATGATGAGCCAGTGTTGGACGAAGATGGTGTTCAGGTAGTCCAGCTAGGCGTTAAATCGCAGTTAAAAGCTGAAATAAATGACCAACAGGGTTCACTTCTTTCGCAAACTGATTGGGCTATTGTTCGAAAGGCTGACAAGGGAACCGCAGTCCCCTCAAACATCCAGACTTGGCGTGATGCAATCCGCACCAAAGCAACTGCTATGGAAAGTGCAATTGATAATGCAGCTAATACCGATGCAGTGGCTGCATTGTTTGTTACATACACAACCAATGAAGATGGTAGTGTAACTAAATCTGGAATCCTTTACGATTGGCCTGAGTTAGCTTAATGATAAGACGTAGTTTTTTTCTTTGCATACTTGTGTTAACAACTTTAGTAGTGTTTACTAAAGTATCTACTGCAAACGAAATACCTTGCGTATCTAAAGAAGAAAGTAAAGTCTTTGAACCTACCAAACATATACGTGGTTATGGTATTAGAGAAGGGGCTTTAATTAAACTATCGGTAAGCTCTGAAGGTTATTGGCTTGTTACTCTATCTCCTCCTGAAATGGACGGAGCAGTTTGTATAGTTTTTATGGGAACAGATTGGAAGTTTATAACTTCTGATGTTACTAAACAAGAGGTTAATCATGGAAGGGGCGATTGACCTAAGAACTATATTAACTTTAGGAGGTATTTTATTTAGCGTAGCAGGGGCCAGTGCTGTAGCTAAGATGCAGATTAAACAGTTAGTGGAAAACTTAAGTGATATAGAGCAACGTCTAAGAAAAATGGACAACCTTTATGATAAGTTACACACTGCTACTGAAACACAGGAACAAAGAATAAATATTTTGGCAAAGATGGCAAGTCCTGAAAATCTTAGAAGAGACCACATGCAGTTATCAGAGCTATTAACCAATGTTAAGAGTTTAGAAAAAAGTTGTGATCGTTTATATTCTATGCACAATGGCACCCACCCTCCTGTAGCAAGCGAAAGAAAGGCAGATTAATGTTAAGTTTAATAGGATCACTTCTTGGGTTTGCTACCTCAACTGGCCCCGGTCTTTTCAAGATGTACATGGAAGGCAAGCAGGATGTCAGGGATAAAGAACATGAACTAAAAATTATGGCTCAACAATCTCAAGATCGTAGAGACGAGGCTGTAATTACCAGTGTGGGTGACACTAACATAGCGGTACACAAGAATGCCGATGAACATACCAAGCGTGCTAGTCGATGGGTAGTCAACCTGTCTGCTACGGTACGCCCTTTGATTACCTACTTCTTCTTTCTTGAGTTTGTCCTTCTAACTTTTCTGTCAGCCTTTGGTCTTATCAGTATAGAACTTTTTGAAAAACTTTGGTCAGATGAAATTGTAGGAATCTTTAGCGTCATCGTTAGTTTTTGGTTTGGTCAACGTCTGGTTAGCAAGTGGTCTAAATGATAAATAAAAAAGGTTTAGAGTTAATCGAAAGCTTTGAAGGTTTTCGTTCTGAACCTTACACAGACGTAGCTAATATTTGGACAATAGGTGTAGGATCGATATACGGACTAGACGGTAGCAGAGTTACTAGAGATCATAGACCGATTACAAAAGAAGAAGCTTTTGGTCTGATGGAGCGAGACTTAAAGACAACGGTAAACAGACTAGGGCATCTAGTTAAAGTACCAGTAAATGAAAATCAGTTAGCTGCTCTAGCTAGTTTTGTTTACAATGTTGGATCAGGAGCGTTTCAAAGAAGCACGGCAAGAATGAAGTTAAACAGAGAAGATTACTTTGGTTGTGCCGATGAGTTTCTTAAGTGGAAGTATGCAAACAAAAGAGTTATCGCTGGTTTATTGAGAAGAAGAGAAGCAGAGCGACAGCTATTTTTAGATGAGGAATTAACTAATGAGCTATAGAACTGTTATAGATAAAGTTTTAACTAGGCTTAGAGAGGACACTATAGGCTCTAATTGGGTAGGGGCTATCTCTTCTGCATCTGAAGTAGATTCTTATCAGAAGCTTATTGGAGAGTTTGTAAACGAAGCTAAAGATATTGCTGAAGATTCTTGGAACTGGACATCTCTACGTTCTATTGAAACAGTTACTACATCAGCTTCTACGGCTACATACGATATGTCTAACATTAACGACAGATCAAGAGTGCTTCAAGTTTTAGACAATACAAACGACAATGTTTTAAAACAGATAAGCGACAATCACTTTTATAATTACACATATCTTGGAAGCACCCAGACTGCTAATCCTAGTTACTATCGTTTAAATGATAACGACATCTCATTCTGGCCCACACCAGATGCTACATATGATATAAAAGTACACGCAGTTATTCCTCAGTCGGACAGAACTTTAGCAGCGGATACTTTTACTATTCCTGAAAACATCATTGTTCTTGGAGCATACTCACTGGCTCTAGCAGAACGTGGTGAAGATGGAGGCACATCTTCTGATCTTGCTCTTCGACGTTTTCAGCAAGCAGTGGGAGATGCTATTGTGCAAGATGAAAACAGAACCATAGATGAGACAACGTGGTATGCCAGCTAAACCAGTTAAGCCTGTAATTCTTACGGGTATAGGTTCGAAAGGACTTAATACCCAGACCCAAAGTGCTACGCTTGGTCCTGAGTTTTTAACTGAGGCTAATAACGTAGTCTACGATTTAGAAGGTCGTATGGGTCCAAGGAAGGGCATAAAACAAATTACAAGCGCGGTAGCAGCTTCTGTAAAATCTATAGGAGAGTACGTCAAAGCTGACCGTACTAGAGAATACTATGCAGGTTCTGCTGCAACCGTTGTAAAGTTAAACAAAGCAACCACCCCTGATACACTTGTTACTCAAACTTTCTCAGGTAGTCCCCAAACTATTTCAGACAGCAATTGGCAATGGATTAATTTTAATGATGAATTTTGGGGTGTTCAATCTGGTCACAAAGCTATTAACTTTGACGGTACAACTTGGAAAGATATAGATGATCTTTCTGCCTATATTGCTCCTTCTGGAGTAACTACCTTTGATCCTAACTGCGCTCTCGGTGAGTTTGGCAGGATATTTTACGGAGGTATAACTGAAGCTAAAGGAACTTTGTTTTATTCTGACAACTTAATAGGTGAGAAGTTAAACACAGGCGCTGCTGGTCAGCTTGATCTTAAGACTGTCTGGGGCAATGATGAGATAGTTGGTCTAGGTTCTATTGAAAACAAAATAGTAATCTTTGGTAAACAGAACATTGCTATTTACACTGGTGCTACTAATCCAGCTACTATGGTTCTTGATGAACTTATTAGAGACGTAGGTCTAGCCGGTAGAGATAATATTGTATATGTCGATGCTGATGTAATGTTTCTTAGCTACGAAGGTCTTCAGTCGCTTTCTCGTGTACAACAAAGCGATGGTAAGGCTCCGTTAGAAGGATTGTCTCTTACGGTTCGTAATGACCTTACAAGGCTGTTAGCAACGGCAACCGTAAGTAATATTAAAAGCGTCTATTACCAGAAAGAAGGTATTGTAATTACCTTTATGCCAGATGATAGCAAAGCATACGTGTTTGATTTTTCTCAGGGTAGACGACAGCTTCCTCGTATAACCACTTGGACATTTAAAGATAATCCTTTGTGTGCTGTTAGCACTCTCAGTGGTGAGCTTTATATGGGCCTGTCTAACTGCGTTGCAGAATATGAAGATTATTACGATGTAGCTTTAGATGGTGGTGGTAGTGCTGTTAATAGTGATTACAACTGGCTCTTTCAAAGTCCTTGGTTAGACTTTAATGATCCTGTTTTTGCTAAGATACTTAAGGCAGGTTTGTTTACGATAACTGGTGGTGAGGGCGCAGCAGCTACTGTAGAAATTTCTAAAGATTATGAAGAAGATTCTAAGTTTTCTAAAACTTTTAACTTAACCAGTGACGCTACTAAGTTTCTCTACGGTGCAGCAAACTCTTTATACGGTGCGGCTAAGTATGCTCCTTCTGCCGGTCCTAAAGAATATAAAGTATCGTTGGCAAGAACAGGTAAAACAATTCGTATTAAGATGACGTTTGATGTAGCGGGTCATTACTCAAGCTTGATTAACACAACACTTCTTACCAAACAAGGTAAAGCTAGATAATTTAATAGAGGAAATAGACATGTCTTCACTTTTTGATTTTGTGGGTAGTATTGCAGGACCAGCGCTTAGTTTTTTTGGTCAACGATCCCAAGCCTCTGCTGCCCGTGATGCGGCTGAAGCTCAAGCACAGGCAGCTAGAGATAACGCAAGAGCAGCTACGGATGCTGCAACTCCGTATACGGTGGCATCTCTTGGGGGCGTAGCAGAGTTTGATCCTGATAAACAAGCAGCACTCCTTCAGCTTTCTCCAGAACTAGCAGAGCTTTATTCAGGCTCTTTAGCACGAAGTGGTTTATTTGGAGGTCAGGCAGGTCAGTATGCTTTTATGGACCCGTTTGAAGCAGGAGATAAATTTTATCAACAAACGCAACCTTTCTTTCAAGAAGATGAAGATAAACTTAGAACTGATTTAGAGACACGATTGCTTGCACAGGGACGCCTTGGTAGTACTGGTGGTGCAGAACAACAACGAGCTTTAGAAGAAGGTATTTTAAGAAGTCAGGCAAGCAGGAGAGCATCAGGATTTACTCAGGCTCAGTCGTTAATTGACACACTTATTGGCAGAGAACGCGGTGATGTTGGCTTCGGTGTAGGTCTTCTTGATATTCCTCTTCAACAGGCTAATGTTGGACGGGGAATTGGCGGTACTGTAGGAGCCGTCGCTGCTTCTGGTCTTTCCTCCCAAGCAGCATCTCAGAAACTTCTTGCTCAAACTCGCGCACTAGACCCCGGTTTATTTGGTGCAGCAGCGGGAGCAGTTGGAAGCACTTTACAACAAAACGCTCTTCTTAATCGTTTAGCAAGATAGGACTTTAAAATGGCTCAAGAACTTCCTGAGTGGTTAACTTCTTTCTTACGTGAAAGAGGTTTATTTAGTGATAGATATGCCACTGCTCCTGAAAAAACTGAGGATATTAAAAGTAATATCACGTTTGAACAGGTTCTACGAGACGTTTTAGAAAGCGGTGGAGACTATCAAGGGTCGTTTCCTTCCCCCTCATCAGGCAAGACTCTTTCTCCTTTATCAGTCACGACCCCTTCTTCTTCATTAGGCACGACAGATAAATCTAAAGTTTCTTTAACTGAGCCGGGTCTATTTGAAAGGGTAGTAAACGAGGTAGTAGATACAGTAGGAAATATTTTTTCTCCTACTTCAACGGAGAAAGAAAATAAAGAATCAGAGAAGAAAGGTTTGTTTGATTTTGAACTTCCCGGTTTTTTAGGGGACATGCAAAGACAGAGTATGACTTCGGTTTCAAAAGATATAGCAAGAAATACTAACTACAGTACACAAGATCGAATTGGCGGTATGTTAAGTCTTGCTCTTAGTAGTTTAATACCTACTCCTCTTAGTTTATTTGGAATGGCATTGAACGCTGCCGGTGGTTCTTCATATGATCCAGAAAAAAATACAAATCTT